CTGGAGGCGCTGGTCGCGCACGAAGGGACGGCGGTGGCACTGCTCACCACGCTGACGGATGCGCAGAAGACGCTGGACGTTGGGGATACTGTCCGCTTTGTCGTGACGACGAACAACACCGTGACGACGGCGGCTGTGGACCTGCAGGTCAACGTCGAGCTGCTGGTGCAGAACTGATGTCTGCCCCGGTGGTCTTGAGCCATCGGGGAACGCCCGAGCCGTCGTCTGAAATCCAGCGGCGGCTTGCGGCAGTTCACCCCCGGTTGTTCTTGCGGTACGTCGAAGTATTCGATTCCCACTGGGCGCTCTGCATGCGATGGGATGAGACGGATCGCCGGTATGTAGAACTCCAGCAGCAGACTATCGACCCGGATCGTGCGTTTGACATCATTGGCTACCTGCCAATCGATTGCAGCGTAGACAGCGCTCCGTCGTATATCGAACGGGCGTTGCGTCAGTATCCGGCTGAAGATGTTCGCCGCGTGGCGGATTTCGTGGAGCAGTTCAACGCGACCTCCCCTGTGGCATCAGCAATGGAGCAGGCTATCGCCGAAGTGCTTGATGCGCCTGTTGCCAAGAAGCGTGGGCGTCCACCGAAGGGATCATAAGTTTTTCTGAGGGAGTGCCATGCCCAGCGTAACTCGCGCCCAGTTGGTCGAGCAGACCCGTGAATATATGGACGCCGTGGGAAGTACACGGTGGACCGATAGCTTCATCCAGACCATACTGGCACAGGTGTACGACGAGGAATGGTCGAACATCCTCAACGCCGCGCCCTACTACACGTTTCAGCAGCTTCAGTTGACGACGGATGCCAACGGACAGATTCCGTACAGCAGCCTGAGCACTGGCAGCGGTGACGCCCAGCGCGACTTCTACCGCATCTTGTCTGTCTCGGACGGCAACGTCCTGTACAACGAGACGCAGTTCCAGTCTGTGCCGCTGGCCACGACGACGAACTATCTGCCCACGTACCCGCGCCTATACTATCTGGTTGGCACGAACGTGCAGATTCTTCCCGTGGCGACCGGCACCTCGCTGTACATCGCCGTGAACTACAAGCCCACGGCGCTGAACGACCTGTCGTCTGACAACGTCCCGATTGATTTCCCCGGCAACAATCAGGGGATCATCACGGCCAGCGCGGCTGCCAAGCTGCTACTCAAGGGTGGCGCAGAAGTCGGCGCGGCCAACAACTTCCGCAAGTTGGCAGACGAAGAGCGTCAGTCGATGCTCGACGACCTGCGCCGCCGCACGATCAACCCGACCCTCATGATGTACCCCGACCAGAAGTATGACTGGAGCGGCGGCTAATGGCGGCGGGGGATCGCGTCCTTGACATGCAGCCACGCTTCGACGGCGGACTGAACAGCGTCTCCGACGAAGCGGCCCTGCAGGACAACCAAGTTCGTACCTCAGCGAACGCCCGTCTCACGGACTACGGCGCTATCAGCAAGCGCGGTGGCACTCGGCGGACCTCCGCCGCGCTTGCCGCGCAGCCTATCACTGGCGGCTACACGTGGACGAAGGACGACGGCACGGTCTCCGTGCTGGCCGTGTGCAATGGAAAGCTGTTCACCTCGGCGTTTAATCCGACCACATGGACATGGACGGAGCAGACCGGGACGCTGGCTTCTGGCACCACCTCGTACTTTGCCAACTTTCGTGATGGCTCTGGCAACGATGTGGTCTACATCGCAGACGGTGGGCCGCTGAATAAGTGGAACGGCACAACGCTGTCCACGAATCTGGCTGGCACCCCGGACGCTGCGGCCATTGCCGTATACAACGAGCGGCTCTGGTCCTGCGGCGACCCGGACTTCCCGGACAGCATCTTCTATTCCGACCTTAACAACGGTGACACGTTGGGGGTTGGCGCGTCAGACGGTGGGCAGATCGTAATCCGCACGTTTGGCAACGAAGCCGTCGTTGGATTGGCAGCGATCAACACATCGCTGCTGATCTTCCACAAGCGCGGTATCTCGCGCCTGACCGGCTACGGACAGGACGACCTGACGGTGGCCCCGCAGGCGGTCACGGCAGACATTGGCACGATTGCCAAGAACAGCATCGTGGCTAGCCAGAACGTGGCGTACTTCATCTCGGAGCGCGGACTATACCGCTGCAACGAGGCGGAGGTCGCCGCTATCGGCACCCCGCAGCAGCCTGACCCGATTCTCCCAATTATCCGGCAGCTTTCCTCTACGGACTTCGACAAAATCAACTGCCTGATTAATCGGGCGACCAAAGAGTTGTGGATCACGATCCCCAACTTCGGCTGCTACCAGTACCACACCGTCCTTAACGCATGGTCGGGTCCGTGGGACACGGGCTACACCTCGCCCGACACGACCTATCTCTTTGAGGGGCTGAACTCCTCGGGGCTTCCGATTGCACTTCGAGGAGATGCGTCTGGCTACGTCAGTGTGTGCGATGCTCCCGGCGTGTTCTCGGACAACGTGGCATCCGATGGCACCGGCGGGACGCGCTATGCCATGAGCGTTCAGCTGCACCGCCTGTACTGTGGCGATGATGCGCTGGCCAAGTCATTGCGGTGGGGCTACCTCACGGCGCAGCTTAACGGCTCGGATCAGACCCGTGTGCAGTGGAGCACGGGCGAGTCCTTTGGCTCGTACAGTTTGCCGCCAACCTACAGCTCGACATGGGGAGGCGTTGGCACCACATGGGGAACTGGCACATGGGGTGGCGCTGGCAGTGTGAACTACCGCGTTCCGATGGGCGGCACCGGATACTACATCGACATTACGATCATCGACTCTGGCACTTCACAGCCAGTGTTTAGTCGCTTCCAGCTAGAAGCGTTCGCGCTTGGACGGAGATAACGATGGCTCAAACAGTTGCACAGCATAGCGTTGCCTCGTTCACCTCTCCGGTGAATGGGACTAGCCCTATCGACGCCAATCAGGTGCGAGGGAATGACAACACCCTACGTACTGGCTACAACGACCACGACTCTGATCCGGGGATTCATCTCCAGTCGTCAGCCGTTGCTTCGCGTCCAGCCGCAGGAGAGCTGGGGCGCAAGTGGCTGACCACGGATACGGGGTCGGTGCGCCTGTACTTTGACACGGGTTCAGCGTGGGCAGAGGCAAGCTACCTGCCGCTGGCTGGTGGCACCATCGCTGGTAACGTGTCGATTACCGGCACGCTGGCTGTCACCAACGCTATCACTGCAACGGGCGGCGTGGTTGGCAACGTGACAGGCAACGCCAGCACGGCAACGGCACTGGCCACGGCGCGGACCATCAACGGCGTCAGCTTTGACGGCACCGCCAACATCACCGTCACGGCAGATGCGGGAACGCTGACAGGGTCCACGTTGGCCTCTGGCGTGACGGCGTCCTCGCTGACGAGTGTCGGGACGCTTGCCAACCTCACCGTCACCAACCCGATCACGGGGAGTGTGACAGGATCAAGCGGCAGTACGACGGGGAACGCGGCAACCGCCACGGCGCTCCAGACGGCTCGCACGATTAACGGCACCAGCTTTAACGGCACGGCAGACATTACCGTGACCGCAGCAGCGGGAACGCTGACTGGCACCACGCTGAACAGCACGGTGACGGCGTCCAGCTTGACCAGCGTAGGAACGCTGACCGCTGGCGCGATTGGCTCGGGCTTCACGGCCATTGCCAACTCCGCGCTGGCTAACAGCAGTGTGACGGTGAACGGCACGGCGATTGCGCTTGGAGCCAGCGGCACGGTGACAGCAGCGGCTGGCACCCTGACCGGCAGCACCCTTGCCAGCGGCGTCACGGCGTCCAGCCTGACCAGCGTTGGCACTCTGTCCTCGCTGGCCGTCAGTGGCACCACGGCGCTAAACGGGCAGACCTACACATGGCCGTCTGGCGGTGGCACCAACGGACAGGTGCTGACAACCAACGGCAGCGGCACCCTGTCATGGACGACGGTCTCTGGTGGCGGTGGCGGGACTACGACGAATAGCCTGACCGCTGGCAGCTTCCTCACGGGTGGCTCGTTCAACGGCAGCGCTGCCGTCACGTTTGCCGTGGATGCCACGGATGCCAACACGGCCAGCAAGGTGGTGGCGCGAGACAGCAGCGGGAACTTCAGCGCGGGGACGATCACCGCAGCGTTGAGTGGCAATGCCACGACAGCGGCTACGTTGCAGACGGCGCGAAACATTAACGGCGTGTCTTTCAATGGCAGCGCGGACATTACTGTCACCGCCGCCGCTGGCACGTTGACTGGCACGACACTGGCGTCTGGTGTTACGGCGTCCTCGCTGACCAGCGTGGGCACCCTCACGGCGCTGACGATGGGCGGTACGGTGTCGATGGCGGATAACGTCATCAGCCGTCCGCGCTTCACGGACTACGCCGAGACGTACACCACGCCAGCGATTAGCAGCGGGACGCTGACGCTGAACTTGGAAAACGGCAACGTGTTCCGCACCACGCGCAACGCGAACATCACCACGCTGACCATCAGCAATCCGGCAGCGACGGGCAACGCCTGTAGCTTCACGCTGATCTTCGACGCCAACGGCACCAGCTACACGATCACATGGCCGACAGCGGTGAAGTGGCCGGGCGGTACGGCTCCGACGATCACGACCACGAACGGGCGCTCGGATATGTTCGTGTTCTACACCAACAACGCGGGCACGACATGGTACGCCATGACCGCTGCCCAAAACTTCGTGACGACCTAATATGCTGGCAGATCGCTTACGGATGACGAGCAAGGTTCCCCTTGCAGGACAGCAAGCCTACACCACGGCGGGGGACTACACGTTTACTGTCCCCGCTGGGGTGACGAGCATTTCTGTACTGTGTGTTGGCGGTGGCGGCGGTGGTGCTTTTCTCGCAGGAGACGGTGGTCATTTAGCATATAAAAATAATATATCGGTTTCTGCAGGACAAACGTATACGGTAACGGTTGGTCCTGGAGGTGATGGTGGTCTACCATCGTTTTTTACACAAGGCGGCGCGGGAGAGTATTCTGTATTTAGAGTGTCTGGTGGCGGCACTGTTTTGGTGCGAGCTAGGGGAGGCCAACAGACTGCACTAAATAATATAGGTGATGCATCATACAGTGGTGGGTCTGGGTTTAGTTCTGGAAATACTCGTCAAGGTGGAGGGGGTGCCGCGGGATATGCAGGTGCAGGAGGTGCTGGAGGGTTTGATACGTATTTTTACGGTGGAACTGGCGATGGTTCGTCTGGAAATGGTGGTGGTGGAGGTGGTGGTGGAGGTGGCGCCGCTTATATAGACGGTGACTTTTTTTACTCTTATGCTGGTGGAAGTGGTGGTGGTGTTGGTATTTTAGGACAAGGAACTAGTGGAACCGGAGGAGCTGCGGAGGCAAATGGAAATCCTGGCTCCGGGGGAAGTGGTAAAGTGTATGGTGGTGGTGGTGCATGTGGCTCTTATATCGCTGATATACCCACCGACACTATTACGGATCAAGATCCTGGTGCTGCTGGTGGTGTTGGTGCCGTCCGCATCATATGGGGTGCAGATCGTAGTTATCCAAGTAATGCAGGAAACGTTTAATCAGTTATGGAGTATATATGAGTTTAATATCAGATTCAGATTTATTAGTTATAAAAATTGTTGATGAACAACCACAAGATTATCCATTAACATATAGTAATTTTCGACTAATTCATCCACAAACAAGTTTTCCGGAATTACCTAATAATTCATTTTTGGTAGATTTTGGATATTACAAATTTCAATATATTAATAAACCAGCTCCACAACAGTTTGTTAATATTTCAGAAGGGCCAATTGTATTAGACGAAGAATTGGATGCATGGACTAATAGTTGGATAAGTACACCATTTACTGAGCAGGAAATGGAACAAGCTACACAGCGGCAATACACCGTTGTGCGTAATAACCGTGATCAGAAATTATATGCATGTGATTGGACACAACTTCCAGATGTACAATTATCCGCAGAACAAGTAGAAACATGGCGCACCTATCGTCAAGCACTGCGTGATTATATGACATTAGTAACCGATCCGTTTAATCCCCCACCATTTCCAACGAAACCTACATAAAGTAAAAGTGTGACCAATTTTAGTGGAAGAGTATCGAAATCTGGTAATTACCGATTGGTAGTACCGGTCGGAACAAATTTGTTTGCAACTTAATATGTAACAATAAATTAAATGGAAAAAGACACCAAAACCACGGTGTCTTTTTTGTTTCTTCCTATATAAATTG